TAAATTTCAGAATCCGGTACTTCACCTAATTCTTTATACAAATCAGGAACAGGCCATTCAATACTGTTAGACTCCACACTTAATCTTAATTCAGACGCCAACATATTAGCATACATAAACCGTAGTGCATCACCTTCAGCTTTAGAACAACCTATATGCATCAATTCTTTACGTGCTTCTTTTATTGGTTTCATTATCCTATTCTTTCAATTTAATTGATCCCTTGTCTCACATACTCAACAACCTCTAATATTCTATCGACCAAATTCCTATACCCATACATCGACATACATAGGCACAACGCAAATCCAGTAATAACCCCATAGACATATCTCATCTTAACCTCCAATTCATTCTATGTCATCACTAAACTACACAAGTCCGCCCAACATCACGCTGGACGGTATTGCACAGTTTAATCCTGCCAACTGGTTAATATTGTTTTGTTTTGCCATATCGACAGGTCGCTCCAGCAAAGAAACTTCCGTCTGTAATTGGATAAGGATGTTTTGTTGCATTGTAAGCGTAAACATGGCATCCAAAATCTATGGCCTTCCAACCATTGAAAGCCGCAGCGCCTATGATCGTTCTACAATCAGAAGGAACAGGATTAAATCCAATATAAATCGAATTACGCTCAAATTTTATCCATTTTACTTCCGAAATTTCTGTTGTAAGATAATCGCATCCTGTTTTCAGCTTCTCTTCATTGGTAATTTTCACTGGTTGTTTTTCTTCCGCTACCGTCTTTATATTATTTGGATTTACACCATTATTCCAAGCATAAGGTTTCTCATCATCCCATTCATCACATCCCTGTACCAATACCATCCCTGTTAACACAACTAACAACATCATCAACTTCTTCATCTTACAATCTCCCATTAAATAATATTGGTTTTGACTACAAACAAATCCAAACACAATGAAAAATATAGTCCAAAGTTATTATCCCTACCGACACAATCAATAACATCATTAACTTTTTCATCTTGTATATCTCCTACTAAACAGTTTATTCATTCCCACTTATTCTCCGGAGACGTTCGATGTTCCACAGACGCCCGATGCTCTGCGGAGGGAACAAGAAATACAGGCCAATCCTCATTGTAAAGTTCGTGGTCAAAATGTAACACTCCTCCTACACCTGCTGTTGATTCTACAACCTTTTGTCTTGCGTGTTCCGGGTTTTCGGCAGCAACAAAAAAATCTCGTCGATACACCTCAAGTCTTTGCACACAATATTCATTCATCTTACAATCTCCTCTTCTTATTTTTATATTTACCTCTATCATTTATCAACCAGCAACCAACGACAATAATCATAATCGCCATTATCGCAATACATATTAAACTTTCCATTCTACTCTCCTAAGTAAAAAAATACTCATAACAATCCGTACATATTTCAAGTCTCTCTCGTGGATTAGTCGGTTTTTTGCCGATAGTTGCATCACAATAATACCTATTCCCTGCTAATTCACTACCACAAGTCTGGCAAGCAAACTTACTAAAGAACGGATCAAGCAACTCCTCTTCTTCATCCGCCCACACACTTAATCCTCGAACAGGGCTAAAATTGAAATATGTCGCTATAAGTTTCGGGTCTGGTCTATGGTTTGTTTTCATTTTATTATCCTCTAATTTAATCATCATTCCATTAAAACTGTTGAACGATAAAACTACCATCGCCAAAACGAATAACAGTTGTACACTCTTCAATATCCTCAATACAAGCATACTCTTCGGCATTATAATCAGCCTGGAACTCTGCCAAATCTCCATACTCGGCAAAATCACAGCATAAACCTATAACATCAAGCTCTTGATCTACTCCTATATCCTCTTCGAGATCAATCAGCCAATCATACAGTGCTCCCAAACCCTCATAGCTAAAATTATCTCTATCAAGCTCCTTAAATGCATCTCTAAGCTTCTTCGCTCGTTTCATACTCATATTCTTTTTGGAGCATAATACTATAATCCTCAAGAATAGACCGGAGAAACTCAGTGTCCAAGTCGTCACATTCATTATCAAAGTCATACTCATTGTCCTCAGCGACAACATCAATCGTTATTCCGTCTGAGTATTTTTCGACAAGCTTTTGGCGCTCTTCTAAATATTCGCTGGCAGTTTGATATGTCTCACAAGCTTTGCCATGATTCTCAAGTATCGCTTTTGCCGTATCGTCAGCAGCTTCAATAAAGCCGCCAGTACAAGACCTATTTCGGTCAAGATCAAACCCGTCAATCTTGAGCAGCACTGTTTTAGCGTCTTCGTACAAACACTCCCACCATTCATAATCAACATTGATATTATAATAATTCTGAATGACAGTTTCTTTCGCTTCATCCGTCAATTCATCGAACGGATACACTTTTGTTTCTTTTTTGTCAATTCTCATCTTCATTATCCTCCAATTTAATTACAGCAACGCCAAATACGCCAACACGGCTAACACAATAATCTCACGATCTATTATCGCTTGTACAGTCATTTCAATCTTCCTAAATAGTTATTGCATGTTGACCGGTTGTAAGAATACAAAACAATTCCATATTAAGATCATCTAAGGTACCTTCGTCAGCGTGTCTTTTAAGCATTGCAATTTCAGCATTCATCTCATTAGTTGTCACTGGTCTTTTAAGTCGATAGTGTTTCCGAATCTTTTGTTTGACTGCTCTGTTTTGGGTCATTTTAATTTCCTCCAAAACTCAATTAATCGTTTAATCGCTTCACGCCCGTCAATAAGCTGCAATCTCACTTGTTCAAGCACTATCTCACACTGTCGATCAATTTCGTGCTGTTCCATTTTCTTATCTCCAACTAAGATGGCCAAAAAGCCAATCTCTACGAAGATTAGTTCTGTTTGCCGTTGCCCTGTCGATTAAATCAATAGCCTCACAAACACAATACATGTCTTCGTTACCCAAAAACTTTACATTAGACATTGCTTTACGGGCGATATTCAATAAGATTTCACCTTGTTTTACAACATCCTTATTATGTGCGTTGTTTTCTAAATGGAACCGTTTGTCTCTCATAATCTTATTCTCCAATTCAATTAATCATTATAGCTTTTCATCATACAGATTGTATTTTCACCTGCCCACATAGTAATAAAACCACGTTCTTTCAGTCGTCTATACAGCCTTAATGCTTTACTACGTTTGGTATTTATGTAAACTGTTTTAATCATTCTCTTATCTCCACTTAACATTATCATTGACTACACAAACTATAACACATTCGGCAACAAAATGCAAACAAATTCTCAAAGAAAATAAAAAAACTCAAAATACTTCTAACTCTATATGCCATAACAACATACGGCATAAACTCTATCTAAAATTCGGACAAAACATCTTACATTTTCAAGATTTTTATTGACATCTCAAAAACTCGTGGTAGAATAAATGTATCTACTACAGTTGTAGAACCACACCTGTAGAAGATTAAACACTTTGACAAGTTAATACAAGTCAATTCGGTACTATTACCAGTTATTAGCCTATATGCCATGTTTTGTCAATATCATTATAGTGCACGTAAATACCATCTTTGGCCCAATAGTTTTTGTTTCTTTGTTGTGTGTATCCTTGTGCGGCAAAGTACTTTTCGCCCTTTGCTTTACTCATTTTGATGTATTGAACCTTTTCGCCTGTAATTGTTTCACCAGTTTTTATCATTCTATTGCCCTTTTAATTAGTTATCATTGTCACACACCTTGCACATTCATTTTTTCAAAGGCGGCATTCTCGGCTTCTCGCTCAGTTCTGTAAATCAATGTCCCGCACCATCGGTTGTTAAACCACCATCTGCACCAAAACCAACCATCTTGCCGTTCTATTGTGTAATTCATTTTTAGTCCTCCAATCCAATTTGCCATTATCATTCTAATTAAACTATAACACATAATAAGGTGACATGCAAATGGAAAATAAAATACTTTCAAGTTTTCTGTCGTTCAACACATTAATGCCGTACACCTCAGTATAACTCACACTTTGGTGGTTCTCAATCAAACTTATACACGCCGCTTTAATCAATTCATCAGTATTCATGGCAACACTATCGACCGAATAACACGGAGACTTTAATGATAAACAAAATACTTTTCAGTTTAATTCGATCAATCACTCGCTTGGCCTCACGCCTGCTCGATTGGCTTTTCACTCAGCCCAACACAGTGACCTACGCCCGCCCGGTCAAACGTGACACTCACTTAAACAGTGCCGAAGCCATTCACAATTGGCTTGCAATGATCGACCGGCCAAACGCTCTCAAACAAGGTGACACGGAGGCGAATGGGGGAGGTGCGTCGGGCGAAAAAGAGGAGTAAGAAGGGTGGTATACTGTTAGAAACATATCACAAAAAACATGGTGACATAAACATATAGTCCTATAATACTTTGACTTGATGTAAAACTGTAATGAATGTGAGTAGATTTGGGAGATAAGAAATGAGTCCGTATGAAGTATCACTTTTAGCGTATATTGATAGTAATGATGATTCTATATCATTCAAAAAAACAACGCATTTAACCGCAACACTCTGCCGATTTTCAATGGCTAATCTTATTGAGGCCAAAGTATCTGGTTTACCTATTGTTGACTTGGTAAACTGGAAAACGACAAAACTTGGCCGTATAGTTTGTGATAGACTTTATAGTGTAAGTGTAGTTGATGTAAAGTTTTGTGAAGAGTGCGGACAAGTATTACCGGTTGAATAATGCACTTTAACTTTGATGATAACGTATATTTATCCGAATGGGGAAGGCGTGTCAGGCCCGCCAAAAGCTACGACGGCCTTCCCACGCTTTACCGCGTAGAGGTAATGTGTTCTAATACTCTGACGTAGGTTCAAACCAACGGTAAGGCTTAATGACAATTTTTATATGAGATTATAATGAACCTTAAAACCATTGAAAAAGATACGAATATCGTATTTTCAGAATTAAATAGATACATCGGTAATCTACATACTATATTAGATAAGATGAAGATCGTAATAAGCAATGATTTGGGCCACTGTAAAATGGATAAATGTACAGTTGATAAGCCGTGTGCGACATGTAAATCATTGTATCAATTGAACGATGAGATAGATAGCCTTTTAGAATGAGAAAAAAGAAAACAACTAAATCAAAGACTAAAGTAAGTAAAGAGCGGGTTGAAGTTCGACCCGTTAAGTGGCGTCCTGGAGACGAGAGGAAGCCGCAGGGCTATTGGACTGATAAATATTTACCTGAGTATGATGATATTGCCTCAAGACTAATAGCTGTTGGATTTAGCGAAAATGACTTGTCAGATACGTTTAACGTTCCGGCATCCGCTATAAAGGGATGGAAGAGGAGTTTTCCAAGTTTTAAGCGGGCGTGTAATGAAGGTAAACGAGGACAACTGAAGAGGGTGGTGGCCAGTGGATTGAAAGAGGCTTGTGGGTACGATTGGGTGTCTACAAAGACCAAGACGGAATATGATGCCAAAGGAAATGTAATTAAGGTGGAGAAGCAGGATATTCCTATGCACCAGGCCGGTAATGCAAGTCTGGCGATGTTTATGATGACCAATATTTCCAATCAATTAAAACTTGGAGATGAGGATGCATTTAAGAGTAGACAGAAGGTGGAGGTTGAAAATAAGAATTTGAATCTTAATATAACTGCCGAATTGGTGGGAGAACAAATAGACCGTCTTGCGGGAAAACTTCTTAATGGAACTAAAGAAATAGAGGCTGAAATAATTGAACAGGAGACAAAAAATGAATGAAAAAAATAGTCGTGAAAAAACAATTCCAAAAGAATTTAAGTATGTGGCTGATATATTGTTATCTATTATTAAAAGAAAAAATCTCGACAAAGATGAAATAATAGCAACTTTGATATGTTGGTCAAAAGAAACAAAATAATTGAACAGGAGACAAAATAATAAACGCCGAACAGTATAATTTAATATCCAAAACACCTGAGACGTTTCTTGCGGCCATACCAAATGATGCTCGTGAGAATGTGTCTTTTAGAAAAGATTTACATGGGTATTTGTGTACTGATAAAAAAGCGGTGGCAAATTATTTAGCCCTATCATTCTTAGACCCGGTGATTTTCTTCAATAGTTCCTTGTGGACATTTAACAGCCAACTTAAACACAAACATTTACCGTTCATATTATGGCCGCATCAGGAGATTGGCATAAGAAGTGTTAAACAGGCGATTGAGGATGGACAAGATAGGTTTTTCAAGAAAAGTAGAAAGCAAGGAGCTACTTATATAAACTTGGGAATACTGTTGTTATACTTTTTAATTAGTCCCGACGAACGCTTTCTATTAGGGTCAAGGAAGGAAAATCTGGTAGATGATGGATCGGAGATAAAAGACGGGCGTGTGCTTGGCTCTGAAGAAACCCTGTTCTATAAACTGCTCTATATGTTAAACACCTTGCCGAAATACCTACAACCTCCGATATACAAGAAGCATCTATTCATGCAGAGCTTGGCCAATGGTTCTGCATTCAAAGGCGAAGCTACTAACTTAGGTTTTGGTAAAGCATTTAGAAGTCGTGTGGCTTTAGTTGATGAGGCAGCACAGATTGATCCAAAGGAGGCTGGATATATTATTGAGAATCTGGCTGACACCGCTCCTACAAATATATTTAACAGTACACCAGGCCCCTGGGGAGAAGCACATCCTTATAGTGTTCTTATGGCTAAACACCCTGATAAAGTTATTACTCTGTCATTTTATGATAATCCTAAACAGAGGGTTGGGCGATACACAAGTCCTGAAGATGGAAAGATACTGATTAAAGATGTGGAATATTATCGTAAAACTTATCCTGTTGTGTTTGATAACATTAAGCCCAATATTACTTATGATATTACTGATTTACCTAAGGTCTTTCAATTCATAGCAGATGGTAATATAAGTAACGCTGGATGTGATAGAACAGCGTGGCTCGATGAATTTGAAAGAGATAAAGCTATAACATATCGTGGTAAATGCCAAAACTTACTTATGCACGATACCTCGATGAATTTGAAAGAGATAAAGCTATAACATATCGTGGTAAATGCCAAAACTTACTTATGCACGATACCGGCTCTACAGAAGGGTTTTTTCAATTCGGCCTGTTGGAAAAACTGAGAGACAAAACACGTAAACCTTATTATAAAGGAGATATTGGTTATACACTTGATGGTAACGGCTACATCTACGACACATGGTTTGAAAGCGGCGGGTCAAATTCAATACTATCCTGGTGGGGTGTATTGAAGAATAAACGTCCGTTCCAAGGACATAACTACGTTGTTGGCTGTGATATATCAAAAGGAACGGGGACTACAAACTCTGTTGCTGCTGTATTAAATGTAAATACAAATGAAATCGAAGGGTTGTTGGTAACACCGTATCTATCGATGACGGACTTTGCCGAAAAATCGGTAGCTCTATGTGAGTGGATTGGTGGCAATACTCCTCCACTTTTAATTTGGGAGGAGAATGGCGCTCCTGATTTCCTGAAACGTCTCGATGAGTTGGGCTATTACAACCTATTTGTCAAAGAGGATAAGGCCGGTAAGAAGAATAAGAGTGGCAATAAATATGGTTGGAGAAGTACGTCTGGGCCGAATGGAACTAAATTGGAAGTTATGAATGGTTTGGATTCCGCTTTACACGAAGGACTAAGAGAAAAAACACGATTCAGCCCATTAAGACTTTATGACGAACAATCTATAAACGAGATGGAAGGCTATGTTTGGTTTGAAGGTAAGATAGATATTGGCCCTGCTGCTGCACAGACA